AGAAAAGCTGGGGGAGTTTGACGATGAGTTCGTCCAGCTTGCCCGTGCAGTCTACATCACCAACGACCGGCGCGCCGAGATCAAGCGACAGATCAACGACGCCAGCGGATCGGCTTTGACGGAGGAGAAATCTTATGCCTAAGAACGTGACCGTGGTAGTGAGCGGTGGCTTTGACCCGTTGCACTCTGGGCATGTGGCCTACCTGACGGCAGCCGCACGGCGACGGCTGTGGCCGTTACGTTTGCCGCGGTCAACGGCTTCCGTTTAGTGTCGTCTGGCCCACTAAACCTTAGGAGTGACCTATGTTAGGTTTTAACCCCCTCGCCTCTGCACCGCTTGCGGATGATGGGGTAATTTACCTGCTTGGTAATGACATTACGACAGGATCACCTGTTGTTGGTGCCTCAAGCATTGCCCAAGACCAAAACCTGACTGCCGATAGTTTGACGACAGGATCACCTGTTGTTGGTGCCTCAAGCATTGCCCAAGACCAAAACCTGATTCCCACAGGGGTCACAACAGGCCAACCGACGGCTGCGCCTGCTGTCTGCGTTGTCAACGTTGTATTTCAGGCGGATTCGATCACAACGGGCCAGCCGGTTGTCGGCATGCTGTTGCTCAACCCCAGCGTTGGGCGTGCCATCCATGTGGTGACGGGCGCGCCAAACGTGTGTATAATCGCCGCGAACAAACCTAACCGCGTGATTGTCGCGGGCGCAAACGAGGCAGCTTGATGACGACATTCACGATAAAGCAAAACGACACCAGCCCGGCGATGCTGGCCACGTTGCAGGACGCCGGCGGCGATGCGGTCAGCGTAAACGGAGGTTCGGTGCGCTTCCATATGCGGCCAATCGGGTCAACGCAAGTGACGATAGATCAAGCCGCTGTCATCGTGACGCCGCTGTCGGGCTTGGTCCGGTACAACTGGCAGGCCGCCGACACGGCGACGGTCGGTTCATATCAGGTTGAGTTCGAGGTGACATATGCCGACGCAACCGTTGAGACGTTTCCGAACGACGGCTACATTCGCGTTGAAATCATTGCCGACATAGCTTGAGGTGCTGCGATGGAATTTATTAAAACATTATGGCCAGTGGGCGTTGGCTTTGTCGCTTTCTTGGTTTGGATGATCCGGCTTGAGAGCAAGGGCTTGCAAAACGAACGCGAGATTAAGCGGCTTTGGAACCAACGCAAAGAGGATCTGGACGCCGCCCGCGAGGACCGCAAGCGCATCCATGACGTCCTTGCGGAGATTCAATCCGACATAAAACAACTAATCGGGAAGGTTGGCAAATGATCCGCACATACGCTCACTATAGCAAAGTCCCGCCCGCCGAGTGGCCGTGGCAATCATTCAGCCCGCGCGAGATCGCCTGCAAAGGCACCGGCAAGCTGACCATTGACACGGAAGCAATGGACATGCTGCAACGCATTCGCAGCAATCTTGGCAAGCCGCTGATCATCACGTCGGCCTATCGCAGCCCAGAGCATAACCGCAATGTCGGTGGTGCCAAGCGGTCAAAGCACATGGAGGGCATCGCCTTCGACGTGAGGATGGACAACCACGATCCGCATACCTTTGAAACGGCGGCCCGCGCGGTTGGCTTCACGGGCTTTGGTTATTATCCCAAGTCTGGGTTCATGCACATTGACACGGCGGAACCGCGTTCATGGGGAACACCTTGGCCGATCACGGCAACCACATGGCCTGTAGAGCCGCCCCGACAGCCTGAGCGGCTATCCGAGGACACGGACGCCAAAGCAGCCGCTGGGGCGGGTGTAGCAGGCGCTGTAGCGGTCGCTGCGGACTATCTGCCGATCTTGGGCCAGTTGGCTCCCACGGCACAGCTTGTGGCCGTTGTGGTGGCCGCTGCATTCATTGGCTACATGTTTTGGCGTCGGACGCCTTGAATGTTTCTGCGCATAAAACTTTGGCTTGCCGCCGCTGGTGCGCTTTTGATCGCTTTCGCCGCAACATACTGGCGAGGAAGGTCCAGCGTGGCCGCAGCCGCAAAACGTAGGGAACTGGAAAGCTATGTTGGAACCCGTGAACGCATGGATAAAGCCGATGTGCCTGACAGCCCTGACGCTGTTCGTGACTGGCTGCGCGACCGTGCAAAGCAACGCGATCTGTGACGGATCGTCTGCCGCCAGAGACGCCCACACAACGGCGCTTATCGCTGATGGTGGGGATTTATCGGTGGTGACTGGTGCGCGCCTGTTGGCCATGCTGGACGCGGCCTGCACCGAAAGGGGCTAAAAATGCCAACACCACCTATTGACTTAACTCTGTTGCAGGAGGCGATTGACCTTTGGCGTGAGCATGGTAAATCCGTTCGCAAGGCCGCTGACGCTTCTGGGCTGAATTATTACACATACGCATCGCGGCTGGAGAAAGCAAAGAAGCTAGGGATGCATCTAGACCCAGCGGTTCGTGACAGCATGAGCGCGGTCAACACGGGAATGGTTCCTGCGCTGGTTTGGGCCAAGACCAAATCCCAAGACGGCACAAGCTATTCAACGCTGTTGAAGCCAGAGCAAGACACGCCAGACAGCATCGCAGACCGCCTGCGGACGGCGCTGGAGGGCATGGAACCTGCATTGCCAATATCGGCACCAGAACAGACGATTGCCAACCTGCTGACCGTGTATCCTTTGGCTGACGTTCATGCTGGGATGAGAGCGTGGGGCAAAGAAACGGGCGAAGATTACGACACCGACATTGCAACCAATCGGGTGCGCGAATGGGTGGGCCGGGCTGTTGAGGCATCGCCAGCATCTGAAACGGCTGTCATCCTTGGGCTGGGCGATCTGCTTCACGCCGACGATCAGCAAAACATGACGCCCCGATCCAAGCATGTTCTTGATGTGGATACTCGGCATTTCAAAACGCTGGACGTGACAATACAGGCGCTGGCCTATGGCATCGAATATGCTGCCCAGAAGCACGCGCGGGTCATTGTCCGCATTCTGCCCGGAAACCATGATATAACGGCTTACATGGCGATCATGTTTGCCCTGCATGAGCGTTACCGCGAAAACCCGCGCATTGAAGTCCAGAAAATACCGGGTGAGTTTTTCGTGATGCGGCACGGTAATTGCCTTGTCGCTGCGCACCACGGTCACGGGGCCAAGCCAGAGCGCATGGTTATGTTCTTGGCGGATGAACACGCAGAGGATTGGGGCAAGACCCGTCATCGGTTTCTGTTCACCGGGCATCTGCATCATTTAAAGATGGCCGACATTGGCGGCGTGCAATGGATGCAGCTTAGGGCTATCACGGCAAAAGATGCCTATGCGGCAGGCAATGCTTATTCCGCGCGGGCATCTTTGGAAGCAATCACATTTGACGCCGATCAAGGCGAGATACAAAGGGTCAGGGTTTCAGCATGAAAGAACGCAGCCGGATCTTGACCGAGGCTGACGCGCTGGTGAACGGCGACCGCCAGGCAGACTACGGGACACCGCAGGCAAACTTCGCCCGCATTGCGCAGATATGGTCAATCGTTCTGGGGCATCCTGTTCGCCCAGATCAGGTTGCGCTGTGTATGGCTGGCCTAAAGCTGGCCCGGCTGGCTAATGGTCCGCACCGGGACAGTTTTGTTGATGGCTGCGGATACCTTGCTCTGGCCGCAGAGTTGTCGCCTGACAACCTATCTGAGCATCTCAGCGACTAGGGGCAGGAACCCGTGATCGGGGCCGTTGCGTTCTACCCAAGCCAGTTTGTTGTTGTGTATCGCCATCAAACCATCTTGATGACAGAGTTTGCATAGTGGAATGGTATCAAAGTCGCTGGCCTTGTTCGTGCCGTATCGGTCACAGATCACATGATGCACATCTGACGGGCCGGCCTTGCCACATATAACGCATGGAAGCTGTTTGACGCGGGCCATGTGAGCCCGCGCCTTTGCTGTGCCGCGTTCCGGCTTTGGTTGTTTTAACCCAAGAGGACCGCGACCGGTGAGGTTCAAAGCAACCACCTTTCCCATTTATGGCAGGCCGTGTTTACCTGCTTTGCCAGATCGTAAAGGTCAGTCACGCGCGCCTTGCTCTTTTTGGCGCGGTGAATTGCGGCTGCAATACGATCCTTTTCTTCATATAGCGCAGACAACTTGTTGCGGGCAATCGGGGCCATGATGGGCTTGAGCATCCAGCGCATCATAGCATTCCTAAGGCTTGGCGATACAATTCTTCGATTGCATCTTCTTCGGCCAAAACATCGGCACGCTTTTTGCGCAGAGACACGATCTTGCGGATAGTCTTTACGCAGTATCCGCTGCCCTTGGCTTCGACGTAAATGTCTGCGCGGGCTTCGGTTTCGTCAGAAATCCGCGCGTTCAGGTGTTCGATGCGTTCAACGATTGCGCGCAATTCATCGGCGGTAACGTTCTGTATGGTGTTTGTCATGTCATGCTCTCTTTGGTTTGTTTTCAGGTAATGCCGCGATTGCCGCGCGGCCCGGTGTCGTAACGCGCCAATGGTGGCCCTGCGTTGCGATGATGAACGGCTGGTCGTCTGGGGCTTCAACCCGTTCAACCCAGCCGCATTCTTCTAGGCTGACCAGACCCGGCCCTTTCACGCCAACGTCTGTGCCGATGAACGGCTGGTCGCCTATGTGTTCCAGTTTCTTCAATGCCCACCAGCGAGACGGTGTTAGTATCGGTTTCATGCGTTTTCCCTTTCCGACCATTCGACGTCATGCCTTGATCCGTATTCGTAAATGACTTCAATCAGGTCGCTCATTTGTTTTTTGTTTAGCTTTGATGTCCGAAAGCCCAGCGGGAATGGCCCGCTGCCGTCAAGGCCTTCTGCGAATTGGACCTGATGACCAAGGCTATGCATGAATGCGCATTTCCAAGTTTCTGGCGTCCATTTGCGGCTTTCGGGCTTTGCCAAAGCAATGTCTGTCAGCATCGCCCACATCTTTGCGTTTTGGTCTGGCGTTCTATCCCCGCCAACGATGCTGACCGTCGAGTAATCGGGCGCAGCGTCAATAAGCTGGTGGGCATACATGCGCTGCCGTGGACCAGTCAGTCGGACCTTGTAGGGCATCACCCAGCCCCCTGCGATGTCCAATGGTCCAGCATGACCCGGATCACATCTTTGCGATCCATATTCAACGCTTTGACGGTTTGGTTCAGAGTTTCCCATGTGTCTGTTTTATCAATGCCACCTGCGGCTTGTTCGATGCGCTCAAAGGTGTCGATGATGTCATTGCGGTGCATCAATACGCCTCCTTTTCCTGCCAACGTTTTACGCCTGCAATGTCAGTGTCTTTGTGGTTCTTGGCAACATATGCCTCGATGAATGCAGTGATTGCATCGCGGTCATTGCCTGCGATCCAATGCAGGGCGGCGCGGTGGTCTTCAATATCGTATCGGTGGACAGTGCGCATCCCCAAAACCTTGTCTTTCTGCTTGGCACTGGCATCTGCAAGCGCCTGCTGCGCCTGTGCGGCCTTCTGGGCGGCATCGCGCTGTGCGTCTATGTCTGACGCTGATGCAGCCTTGGCGGCGTCCT